GCGGACTTCCCAATGAGCTCTTGCATTGAACAGCTTGCGAATGGCTGAACCTCTGATGCCATTGGGGAACTCCACGTAACCTTGTAAGTGTGGAGTCCCGTTCGTCAGGTGTTCCTTGCCTACAACAATATAGGAAGCGCGAGCACCTAGCTCTTCAGCTTCGTTATATTCTTCTTGCGTAAAGTTATTGAGTGTAAAACACCAATTACGAGCGCGCACACTGTCGATACTCATGATCCCGCCAAAGAGATGAGTGATGTCACTGTGCACCTATATATCTTCTGTGCCAATGCTTTGATGGAAATCAAATAATGGTCAGTTAATTAAATGTTCTAAGGTTTATGGGCTCTGCATATATACCCTCGAACTCGAACAATCATGGGTCGCATGAGTGGTGAGATGAAGGTGGTTTCACGTGCGAAGTATGTGAAGCCGAAGCCTAAGGTAGCGAAGACTGTCCAGCTCATTCGCGCCTTGGCACCTCAACGCAGTTATGCGTCACGGAGTCTCAACGTGTTGAGTCGTCCGCCTGTCATTGCAGTTAAGCATCGGTCGAAGTTACTCTATAATGAGACGGTATCCATCGCGCCGACAGGGGCTGCTTCTACTGCTTATGTGTATAGTGCTAACGGGTTGTTTGACCCAAACATCACTAGCACGGGCCATCAACCTATGGGGTTTGATCAATTGATGTTGCTGTATGAACACTATACAGTGACAAGCGCTAAGATTACGGTCTCTTGTAACAACGAGAGCACGGAGTCCGCGTTCTGGGGCATTGCTTTCTTTCCAGATGCGTCTGTCGAGACTAACCCTCAAAAGCTGGTTGAAAACGGAATGCTCAAGAGGTCTTGGACCTCAGCGAAAGCTGATCACAATGCTCAAGGATGGTTAACCCATCAAGCAGTGATCAAGAACATCAACGGTGTTTCTCGTAACATTGTCGGTGATGATCTCTATCGTGGGGCTTCGGATAGTAACCCCACTGAACAGACATACTTTCATATCTTCGGATACAATAGCGCCAATACCAATGCGACAGCGTTGCGTCTTGACATATTGATCGAGTATGATGCTACGTTCACGGAGCCACGCAAGCTTGCGCAGTCGTAAGTCATGATGAAATGACATGGAAATATGTGTTTTTTTGCTGGACAAAGGCCGCCGTAGCGAAGCGGAGCGCGGCCCACACACCTTATTTTGCCTTTTGGAGCGAAGCGACTGGACAGGCTCCGCAGCCGGAGGCTGCGGACAACAGAGTGTATGCAGGGCCGCGAAGCGGCCGCGGCACTCGCCGCGTAGCATAGAGCTCTATACAGGCTTAGGAGGTGGAGGGTAGGTTGGCACAACCTAGTATTACCCCTCCACTTCTGGGCCAAATCACGCACAAGAAGAAAAATGGATAATTTAGCTTATGGCGTGAATGTTTTGTGAAACATCCTCTGTGCCAGATCCCCTAAAAAAAGGGGTCTGAAATCAGGGTTAAATTACTTGAAGAATGCTTTGCGTTCTGTGTCTGCTGTGGGTCGCGTGCACCATGTGCATTCGCAGTGTTGGACTGATCCTCCATTAGGACAATCTTCAAACTTGAAGATAACCACAGGAGCTTTAATTTCAAGTATTGAGTCAATACGGCGTAAAACCTGACTGATATCGCCGTCGGCGTTATGGAAGGCTTTATCAGGTGGGTATTCACATGTAATGTATATTGTGGGACTGTTTACAGGCACATAACCACCCTTGAATTGACCTTGATAAGGTCCATGGTCTAGTAGACGCAGGAGGTCGCGGTATGGCCACTTACCGTCGAAGTCATCGATGATGATGGCCTCTTGCTGTTCGTAACCATCCCACCAAGGCGTTCCGTCCTTGATATAGTAAGAGCGGTGAGCATCACGTGCGCCACGACTCTTGCCAGTGCCTGTGGCACCCCAACGCCAAATCACCGTAGGTTTGACCGTTCTATGTTCGTAAAGCGCTGCCTTTAGTGCAGAGATGCCTTTATGATACTTAATGAATGTTCCCGGGAAGCTGCTAGCTACTTCACGTATGGAACTTCCTGCTACAATAGCAGCGCCGACCTCCTCGAGGTCAGTGCGTCGACCCTGCTGGGAAAGTTTGCCCATTTCGAAGAATCCGGGCTCTTTCTTGCAGTATTCAGATGCTTGTTGGGCTGTTCCCTTGCGGACTTCCCAATGAGCTCTTGCATTGAACAGCTTGCGAATGGCTGAACCTCTGATGCCATTGGGGAACTCCACGTAACCTTGTAAGTGTGGAGTCCCGTTCGTCAGGTGTTCCTTGCCT